AAAAATCTAATAATATCAGCCATAATACTTATGCTTGTGTGTTGTGGTGAAGCTGAAGCTACAAGTAAAGATAATATAATAAATCAAGTAATAACACCATCAACAAAAACAATTGTTAAACCTGTTGTATTAAATCTTGATGATATGAGATTTGATGATGCATTTGCAATACAACATCGTGCTAAAGGTGAGGGACATACATTCTGGTGGAATGGTGAACAATATACTACTGATTTAGCAGTACTTGATGAATTTGTATTAAAACATACTACTAGTAATGAATCACATCAAGGTTGGGTCACAAATAATGATGATCCTGATGATAATTGTAAATCTAATAAACTTGATGATTGTGGAGTATGTGATGGGCCAGGTAAAATAACATGGTTTCGTGATAAAGATGGTGATGGACTTGGTACATTTACACAATGGGTAACATCTTGTACATATCCTGTAGATATTGAAATAAAGAAAGATTAGTACCAACAACAAACAATAACATGAAAAGGAGATCCAATAATGTTAATAAATAATACCACACTTTTAACTAATGAAGGTGAAAGTGTACCAAATGTAATAGAAATAAGAAATAATGTACCTCTTCCTATGCCACATGCATCTCGTCAGTTGAGTAAATATGGCTTTATAAGTACATTAAAGGTAGGACAGAGTTTTGAAATTAATGGTGATACACCTGATTACAAAGCTGGTTCTTTAGCACCAGCAGCTTATGCAGTTGCTTCTCATGTAAGAAAAACTACACATCTTAAAAGAGATAAGAAATTTGCTGTTGCTTGTAGAACCTTAGAAGGAACGTCTAAAAATCCTACAGTAGTAGGTTGCTGGCGTATAGCGTAATATTATAACATAAGCAGGTATTCTCCATACCCATATAATCTCTCACGAATGCCTGCTTTAAATTTAACCAACATAAGGAGAGAAACAATGGATTTACCAACATTAGAAGGTATGTGTATATCAGAACATATGGAAAATGTATATGCACAAATAATTGCAGAAGAAGATATAGGAGAAGATTATGGAAAGAAAGCTATCATACAAGAAAGAATACATACACCCTGGCAACATATACTTTAAATATGTTGGTAACATAACCGAGGATGGTGCTATGAAGCTACAAGAGAGAGCTGGGTATCATCCTGCCGGTTATGGATTTTACAGTTTTGCTTGCATAAATAATGTAGCAAGATGGAATTGTAGTAATAGTTGTGATTAATAAGTAATAAAACCAATAACTCTAATAAAACAAAGGAGAAAAAATGAAACATAATATTGGAACAATTGAAGTATTAAATCCAAATGAAATAATACTTTTAGAAGCAAATTCATCATTAAGGTATAAAGGGCCTAAATATATGGGTTTAAAAAGATCCATTAAAAATAAAGGTGTTTTATCACCAATTGATGTAGGAAGATTAGATAATAAAGATCATGCTGCTAATGGAAATAGACGAACAAAAATTTGTTGTGAAACTGGTGTTAAAGAAATAAGAGCTATAGTTCATAATGTAAAAAATCATGATGAATTACATGAATTGTTTATGGAACTTAATCTTAATACTCAACAAATAAGTGCTGTTCAATTAACTGATATGTATTTGAAAGGTATGAATGCTAAATATCTTAATCTTTCAATTAGAAAATCAATTCAAAAGTTAAATGATATTTATAAGGCTACTACCAAATCTAATGCTGTTCTAAGAAGAATGGTTAATATTAATAAAAGTCCACGTTCATATGTTATAGCTCTTGAGAAACTTGTTGAATATGTTAATACAGATGAAGTTAAAACAAATGAATTTGCAAAGAAAATATTATATTGGATGCTTAATATTCAAAAATCAGCTTGGGATGTAACTTATTGTATTAAAGCAAGTTGTCCAGTTGAATTATTAGTAGATTCAATAAATAATAGAGAAGAAATAACAGATGATTGGTGGGTAAATGTTTAATTAATTGGGTAATCTTTGTGAGGCAGAGATTACAAATGAGGGGAGAAGTTCTTGCCGATCCAATCCCCTCAATAATTTAAGGGTTGATACAAGCGGCATGAAAGGTGTCGGTGGAATTGAATCGCATTGGGGAATGTAAACAATAACAAGTATTAACCCTTATTAAATATGGTACCATGGGCTTTAGAACCTTGCTAGGCTTTGATGTCTATAAAG